GGGGCTTTGGATATAATGAATTTATATGTTTACATTCTCTTTTTTGAAGTCCACTAATATAAATTAGATATATAGTAAAAGCAATAACAGAAATTACCGTAGCTACTATGAATATTAATGAAATTAAATCTTCATCTATATTTTCAAAAAAGCTTAAAAAAGATGTTGTTTGAGCTGGTGCGTTATTATTAAATATATACCAAGTTAAAAAGATTAAAATAATAAAGATAATTGCTATTAAAAAATATAATATAGTTATTACATTTATATTTCTGCGAATACTGCTTAAATAAATATTTATATTTTTTGATGACATAATTAATATATATTATTATTATTATTTAATTTTTTATTGATAAATTTTTATAAGATTTAATCCAGATAAATTTAAGGATAAAAATGGAAAATCACTAAACCCTATGCTTTACACTCGTTTACCTGTATTAAAAGAAGAAATTGAAAAACAGATTAAAAGAATTGAAAACGAAGAAAATAAAAAATTATTAGAAATAATTAAATTATATTATGACGAAATTAAGAATTAAAAAATAAATATATTATATACTAATTATGGCTGGCGGATTGTTAAATCTTGTTGCACAAGGAAATACAAATATAATTTTAAATGGAAATCCATCTAAAAGTTTTTTTAAAAGTACTTATAAAAAATTCACAAATTATGGCAAGCAAAATTTTCGAATAGACCACGAAGGAACCCCCCAATTGAGTTTAACTGCTGAGAGCACTTTTACGTTTCGCATAAAACGCTATGCAGATTTACTTATGGACTGCTATATATGTGTCACATTACCTAATATTTGGTCACCGGTCATGCCACCACAGTCTTACACAAATCCTGACGGCACAACTGGATACACAAATTGGGCACCATATGAATTTCAATGGATAAAAAATTTAGGTGCACAAATCATCAGCAAAATTACCATAAATTGTGGTAATCAACAACTCCAACAATATTCAGGTCAATATATTTTATCTTCTGTGCAAAGAGACTTTTCCGGAAGTAAGAGAGCATTATTTAATGAAATGATAGGTAATGTACCAGAATTTTATGACCCAGCAAATGCAGGAGGTCGCGTTAATTCATATCCTAATGCATTCTATACAACCAGTCCTGCCGGTGCTCAGCCATCTATTATGGGACGTACATTGTTTATACCAATTGGATCGTGGTTTAGTCTTCTCTCTACACAAGCCTTTCCATTAGTGGCTCTTCAATATAACGAATTATGGATAAATGTATCATTTAGACCGATTAATGAATGGTTTACGATTAGAGACGTAATGGACTATACAAATAACTATCCAGTGATCGCTCCTAATTTTAATCAATTTTATATGCAGTTTTACAGATTTTTACAAACACCTCCTGATGAAGAATTAGGACCTGACTCTTATGTAGATACAAGAACAAATTGGTTTGCTGATATTAACTTAAATTGTACTTATTGTTTTCTCTCTAATGATGAAGCAACAATATTTGCTAAAAATGAGCAAAAATATTTAATCAAACAAGTTTACGAAAAAACGTTTTATAATGTAACTGGAGCAAATAACATATTTTTAGATTCGATGGGTATGGTAATAAGCTGGATGTTTTATTTCCAAAGAAGTGATGCCAATTTAAGAAATCAATGGTCTAACTATACTAATTGGCCTTATGAAACTATGCCTCAAGATGTAGTTCTTGCATCAACAGCTGGGAATTATCCTAATCCAGATCCAGCTGGACCACCACTTCTGGGTCCTGGTTTAAATCCTGACGGAACATTGTCTGGATTGTATTTATCAGGAATTTATAATCCCCAAAATATAAAATCAATTTTGATAGCAATGGGTATATTACTAGATGGTCAATATAGAGAGAATATATTGCCTGCTGGTGTTTATGATTTTGTAGAGAAATACGTGAGAACTGCTGGGTTTGCTCCACCTGGACTATACTGTTATAATTTTTGTTTGAACACAGATCCATTAATCTATCAACCATCGGGTGCAATGAATATGAGTAGATTTACTAATGTACAGCTCGAATTTACTACAATTACTCCACCAGCGGATCCTTATGCACAAGTCTTAACTATTTGTGACCCAATTACTGGTGACATAATTGGTATAAATAAGCCAACTTGGAGAATTTATGATTATAATTTTAATTTATATTTGATGGAAGAAAGAGTAAATATGGTTATATTTGTTGGTGGAAATGCTGGATTGTTGTATGCTAATTAATACATAATAAAATCAATTTAAACAAAACACTACTATTATTACATAACAAATGATGTTACGATATAATAATGCCTTAAAATATAAAAATGTCATAAGAAGAGAATTTATAAAAAGAAATTTATTTAATTATAAAGATGCATTTTTATTGCAAAATCAACTAAATCCAGATGAAAAAACTATCAAAGATTTGGCATATAATTTTTCCCAAGAGATTTTACTACCTAATATTCTTTCTTCATTTAGACATGAAAATTTCGACAAAAATATAATGAAAGAAATGGGTAAATTTGGTTTGCTTGGTCCAACCATTAATGGCTATGGTTGTGCAGGAGTTAATTATGTATCATATGGAGTAATAATGCGTGAAATTGAACGTGTTGATAGTGGTTATAGAAGCTGTGCTAGTGTACAGTCTTCACTAGTAATGTATCCAATATATAAATTCGGTTCAGAATATCAGAAAAATAGGTTTCTGCCTGAATTAGCCAAAGGCAATCTAATTGGTTGTTTTGGATTAACTGAACCTGACCATGGAAGTGATCCTTCTGGAATGAAAACGAGAGCAATTTTAAAAGGAGATCATTATATTCTAAATGGCAGTAAAAATTGGATTACAAATTCGCCTATTGCTGACGTATTTGTCATTTGGGCTAAAGACGATGATAATATAATTCGCGGCTTCTTATTAGAAAAAAATATGGAAGGATTATCTGCTCCCAAGATTGATGGTAAATTTTCATTGAGAGCATCTAATACAGGTATGATTTTTATGGATAGTGTAATAGTTCCCAAAGAAAATCTATTACCATTAACAAAAGGTTTGAAAAGCCCATTCATGTGTTTAAATAATGCACGTTATGGTATATCATGGGGTGTGTTAGGAGCAGCTGAAGATTGTTATTTAAGAGCTAGAGAATATGCTTTAGAGCGAAAACAATTTAACAAACCATTAGCATCTAATCAATTGGTTCAAATGAAATTGACAGATATGTTAACAGAAATAACATTGGGATTGCAATCTTCGTTAAGGGTTGGAAGAATGATGGATCAAAATACGTTAATACCTGAAACAATTTCAATTCTTAAACGTAATAATTGTTCAAAATCATTAAATATAGCTAGGAGTGCTAGAGACATATTGGGTGGGAATGGTATATCAGATGAATATCATATAATAAGACATATGTTGAATTTAGAGGCTGTCAATACATATGAAGGGACACAAGACATTCATGGATTAATTATTGGAAGAGGTATAACTAACCTTAATTCATTTTAGATTTTTAAAAAAAAATTGATTTAGATATAATATTATATAGACTAGTATATCTAAAATAATGTTGAAAAGAATTATACTACAGATCCAAAAATTATTATTAGGGTCATACAATAAACCTCCACCATTAGGAAGGTGGAATATTGAAATTTGTAACAAAAAATTAAATAATAAAATAGATTTAGCAAATGAAGATCACTGTGGACCATGTGGGAAATATTTGAAAAATATATTGAATAAAAATGTTAAGAATGAAAAGTAATAATTTACATTGTAAATGTGTTGAAAAATTTGGGGTTTGATGAAATGTAAAATTTATATAATATTTTTCTAATTAAAGAGAAACTCCACTAGGTAATATATAAAAAAATACTGTTCCTGAACCACCAGCACCACCATTACCAGCGGCGTTCCATGCACCTCCACCTCCACCACCAGTATTAGAAAAACCGGATGATCCGTCCCTATTACTACTCCAACCACCTTGTCCACCTCCACCACTACCACCATTACCAGGTTGATAATTATTACCTTCACGTGCACCACCACCACCACCACCACCAGCAGTAATAGAAGTTGTTCCAAACGAGTATGTGTAACCATTTCCACCATTACCAGCAGTGTTACCACTTGCAGCACTAGCAGGATCTTGTGCCCCTCCTCCACCACCTCCTGGCCCATCATCATTGCTTTGTTTAACCCCCTTCGAACCCACGTTACAAAACACCTGCATACCTTGAAACACACCTGTATCGGGTGTAGATTTTGTAACCGTGCCTATACCTGAATCGCCATTCTCA